GGAGCCGTAGAAAATATAAGATTATCGGCCATGAGGCTGGCGAAGTACACGAAAACGCCGATTGGATGGTTCCTGGATCAGCCAATCGGTGATTTTTATGAGTGGATTCAAGTCATGAACGAAGAAGTCGAACGGGAAGAAGAAGAAATGAAGAAGGCTAAGAAGGGAGGGCGGTAAAATGAGCCGTGTCATGGAATTAGCCATTGCTATCAAAGGACGGCTGGATGGGTCTGTCGCGTCGTCTATGCAGCGGGCTATCGCCGAGTCCAAAGAGTTGAAGACTCAAATCAAGGCGGCCAATGACGCTATGCGGAGCGCACAGCGGGCGGCATCCGCTGAACAGCGGGCCACAGGCCAGGTTAGCGTAGCATCGTATCGGCAGATTGCCGCTCTCCAAGCTCGTATCAACGATTTGACCCAGCGACGGTCCGACATCTTAGATGCCCAGGCCAGAAAGCAAAAAGCACAGGCGGCCTTTGACAGTGCGAAAAGTAAACTCAGCAGTACAGCAACCAAAGTTGCAATTAGCGCGGCACCGTTAATAGCGGCCACCAAAGCCGCTGTTGATTTTGAAAGCGCCATGGCAGATGTACGTAAAGTCGTTGACTTTGATACGCCACAGCAATTCGCACAAATGAATGAAGACGTACTAAAATTATCGACCAATTTACCAATGGCAGCTGATGATATCGCGAAGATAGTAGCTGCTGGCGGACAAGCCGGAATAGCGCGGCAAGATTTGATGCGATTCGCCGAGGATGCAGTAAAGATGGGTGTGGCATTTGACGTCACAGCTGAACAAGCTGGGGACATGATGGCTAAGTGGCGAAGCGCTTTTAAGCTAAACCAGCAAGACGTAGTTGCCTTGGCGGACAAAATCAATTATTTGGGAAATACAACGGCCGCATCGGCACCATTGATTTCCGACGTCGTGACCCGCATCGGGCCACTTGGGGAAATCGGCGGGGTTGCGTCCGGTGAAATTGCCGCCCTGGGGGCATCCATGGTTGCCACAGGTGTACAGTCAGACGTAGCAGCAACTGGCATCAAGAATCTAATTTTGGGTATGACAGCAGGCGAAGGTGCCACGAAGAGCCAGGCCGCGGCCTTCCAACAGCTGGGATTTGATGCGGCAGATATGGCCAAACGGATGCAAACCGACGCTAAAGGCGCCATCATGGACGTTTTTCACGCATTGCAGGCGTTACCGAAGGACCAACAAGCCAGTGTGTTAGCTGATTTATTTGGGAAGGAATCAATCGGGGCCATTGCCCCACTATTGACTAACCTGGATGCATTAGAAGACAATTTCAAAAAAGTTGGTGATGCTTCGCAATATGCCGGATCAATGGAGGCGGAATATCAAGCCCGAAGCAGAACAACGGCCAATCAGCTACAATTAGCGAAGAATGCTATTGTTGCAGTAGGAATTGGGCTGGGGTCAGCATTATTACCTGCTATTAACGGAGTCTTGAATGCAGTCATCCCAGTAGTATCTGCTTTTGCAAATTGGGCTCAACAAAACCAAGGAATAGTACAGACCATTGTTGCCATGGCCGCCAGCTTTGCCGGCGTCTTATTGGCTGCTAGGTCTATTTTAGCCATCAGAGCCGGTTTCAATATGCTTAAAGAGACGGCTAACTTGTTCTTCATAGTAAACAAGAATGGGGAAACCGTATTGCGTGGGGCCGCAACGGCATCCAAACTTTTCCATGCCGGATTGAATGGATTAGGGGCAGCCTTTCGTCTTGCGGCAACAGGAGCCAGAGCGTTAGCAATGGCTCTCATGGCCAATCCTATTATCGCCATCGTGGCCGTCATCATCGCCGTGGTCGCCGCCATTATTTATTTCTGGAATACAAACGAACAATTCCGGGCCGCCGTCATTGCGATTTGGAACAATATCGTATCCTTTGGCATGAGTCTGTTTTCAGCCCTGGCCGCTTTCTTCACCGGGGTATGGAATGGCCTGGTCACGATTGCCACAGCCGTCTGGAGCGGCATCATGACCGTAGCGACGATGGCCGTATCGGTCATCATGGACATCATATCCGCCTTTGGCGCCTTCTTCACCGGGGTATGGAATGGCTGTCTGGCCATCGCGTCGGCTGTATGGGATGCTATTTCCAGCTTTGTATCGGGTGCAGCCAGCGTCATAGAAGGCATCATCTCTGCATTGGTAGATTATATTTCCTCTGCCTGGGACAGCGCGGTAGCGGCAGTACAAAGTTTTGCCAGCAGTGTCATAGATGCCATTGGCCAGGCCGTAGACTGGGCGATGGACAAGTGGAGCAGCTTAGTTAATGCCTTGTCGCATCCGATTGATACGGCTATCAATATTGCACAAAACATAACCCGTACAATCAGTGAAGCAACCAGCAGCGGTGATGACGTCAGCGAAAACGCCAGAGGTGGCATTTATCAGCGTGGGGCCTTCCTGACAACATTTGCGGAAGACTCGGCAGAAGCCGCTATCCCTTTAGACGGGTCGGCACGAGCTATCTCATTGTGGCAGCAGGCAGGAGCCGCGTTAGGTGTCATGCCCAAAACGCCACAGCGGATGAGTGCAGGAACAGCCAAAGCCCCGTCGTACAGCAACAGCAGCATCACACTGGATTTCCGGCCGACTATCAACGTCCAGGGCGGTGGCGACGTCGCTGATACCGTCCGTCAAGCCTTAGAAGAACAGGCGCGTCAATTCCAGCGGGAACTGCCTAAAATGCTGGATAAAGTATCCGCAGGACGGAGGCGGTTGAGCTATGAATAAGTACACGACAGTCCAGGGGGACATGTGGGATGCCATTGCGTATAAAATTTTCGGCAATGAGCTCTATATGAATGAATTGCTGGAAGCGAATGAAACGTACCGGAACACGGCTATTTTTCCAGCAGGGATTACATTGAACATCCCGGACATCAATGTAATCCAGTCATCCAAGATTTTGCCACCATGGAAGCGGTGATGCTATGTCTTTAGAAACAATTAAAGCCAAATTAAATGAATGGAAAAAAGAACTGACGCCGGGGACATTCCTCGGACGCCGGGCTTATGCTCAAATACTGTATACGCCGGCAGGCGAAACAGAGAGCAAAGACATATCCGAAGATATGATGAAGTATCTGCTATCCATTGAAGTGACGGACAACCTGTCTGGACAGGTCGATGACATGACAGTTACCTTGGAAGACAGGGCGCAGCTGTGGCAGGACACATGGTATCCGGAACCGGGGTCCAAATTGGACATTACCCTTTATACACTGAACAAAAACGGCGTCAACGAGGGTATCAAAGAATTGCCAGTCGGAGAATTTGAAGTTGATGAAATAGAAGTCAACGGGATGCCGACGACGGTACAAATCAAAGCCGTCAACGCTATTGCCGATACGTCATTGCGAGGCATTAAGCAGAATCAATCATGGGATAATATCAGTCTCTATAAAATCGCCAATGACATTGCCTGGAGAAATGGCATGTCGCTGGACTATGAGCCGGGGGACCAGAACAACCCATCGTATGAGCATGTCGAGCAGTCAGACGCATCAGACCTTGAATTTTTAAAAAAGCTATGTGATGATGCCGGCCTGGATCTGAAAATATCGACCAAGACCATTATCATCCTCGATGAATACCAGCTGGAAACCCAAGAGCCGCTGATTGTATTCTGGCGGCCAGGGACTGCCGCGTTTTCTGAGCAGACAAGCGATGATGACGTATCGCCTGAAAATCCTCTGAATTTCACGGAGTTCCTGTCATACTCAATGAAAGCCAAGACCCGTGACATTTATCGGGCCTGCCACGTTAAATACAAGCAGGGCAAGAACAAAGAAGTCATCGAGGGCTACTTTGAAGCCCCGAATAAGCAAACGGGGCTGACGCTGGAAGTGAATGAACAATGCGACACAGTGGACGCCGCAAATAAGCTGGCCAGGAAAAAATTGCGAGAACAGAACCGGGATGAAATCACGGCATCCTTTAGCCTGTACGGCGACTTCCACTTCATGGCCGGCATTATCATCGGTTTCATGAACTTCGGCGCCTTTGATGGAAAATATATCGTCACAAAGGCAACACACAGCCTGGGCAATGGTTATGTACTCAGTCTGGAAATGAGGAGGTGCCTCGATGGATACTAACATCAAAAAGCTATTGGAAAACCTGATATTTTATGGCACTGTATGCGCACTGACTCCGAAAGACGGAACCGTGCGCGTGTGTCGTGAAGATAAAGGAAACAAGGTAACGAACGATATGTTCGTCCTTCAACGCGGCTCATCGGAATCGAAAGATTTTTGGATGCCGGCTGTCGGGGACCAAGTGTTCTGCATACAGATGCCGAACTTTTCGGGTGCCGGCGTAGGCGACGGATTCGTTTTGGGGACCTTCTTCAGCAGCACCGACGCACCGCCTGGCGGAGCTGATGCCAATACACGGGTCATCGACACACCGGGAAACCTGAAAATCAATGTCGGCGGGGCTTTGCAGATTAATGCTTCCGGTGGGGATGTGGTAGTTAACGGCATATCACTCGTGTCGCATGTACACGGCGGTGTCATGCCAGGCGGCAGTAAAACGAGCACGCCAGAATAGGAGGCGCTATGTATATCGGATATATGGGCAGTCTGCCATTCATCGTATCGTCGCATTATCTAAGGACACCGGCCAACTATCAGACCGAGGCGGGAAGCCGCTGGCAGGACCATGACATTATCTATCATAAGCCGGTCAGTGAGTTCATCGGGCCGAAATTACGAACAATCACCTTTGACCTTATCCTCACAGCAGCGCATAACATTGCGATAAAAAAGGACTTGGCCACGATGAAGGAGATGTGCGAAAACGGCACTGTATTCCCGTTAATCATCGGGATGCGGCCAGTCAGCCAAAACTATTGGCGCCTGGACTCCATGTCCGTTTCGGACACGTTTTTCAGTTCCGTCGGGGCATTGATTTGGGATAAAGTAAACGTCAAGCTTGTCGAGTACGATGATAGCAACTACCAGGAAGAAAAATCGAAACTGAACCTTTATGGCAGCATTGCCAACGGGATATTGACCGTATTTAGATAGGAGGTATCCATGGAATATGTTGTAATGCCAGACGCTAAAACGATTGATTTTGCGCCAGCAACGAAAATCGAAGAAATATTGCAGAACGTCCGGACCATCTTGGGGACTGTAAAATTCTCAGTGCCGCTTGATAGGGAGTTTGGAATTTCCGGGGATGCCGTAGATAAGCCCATGCTACAAGCAGAAGCGATTTTGTCGAGTGAAATCTTTGCTCAAATCAAGCGCTACGAGCCGAGGGTAAGCATTACAGAAATAACATTCACTGGTGATATCAACGGACGACTTATGCCGAAAGTGACGGTGAAAATTAATGAAACTAGCTGATTTACCGGACATCGAATTCGTAGACAGCGATGCGGAGAAAATCAAAGCCGCCGTCTTTAACGACTATACCAGCATAACCGGCCGGACCTTAGCCCAGGGCGATCCGGTACGACTGTTCTTGCTTGTTGTCGCCGAAGCTTTTATCCGGCTGCTGAATAACCAGAACTACGTCGGCAAGCAGAATTTACTGCGCTATGCAACCGGGGATAATCTTGATCACCTAGGGGCGCTGACTGACACAACGCGCATACCGGCATCAGCAGCTACAACAACAATTAAAATTACGCTGTCGGCTGCGCGTAATCAAGAAACAATCATACCCGCAGGAACGCGGGTTGTTACAGCTAGCGGGGTTTATTTTGCAATCGACGACGATACTGTTGTCCTGGCAGGTGGGCTAACGGTAAATGCTAAAGCAACTTGTCAGGTAACTGGTGAACTGGGAAATGGGTTTTTACCCGGAGAAATCAGTAATATTGTGGACCATGTCGCCTATGTAGCCACCATGGTTAACCTGACGGCCAGCGCCGGCGGCGCAGATAAAGAAAGCGATGATGCATATCGGGAGCGAATTCATGAGTCACCGGAGCGTTTCTCGACAGCGGGCCCTACCGGTGCATATGAGTACTGGGCAAAATCTGCCAACAGCGCTATAAATGATGTGACAGTATACAGCCCATCGGCGGGCGTCGTAGAAATACGGCCACTGCTGGACGGCGGGAAAATCCCTGGGCAGGAAGTGTTGGATGTCGTGGATAGTATCTTGAATAAGGATACCGTACGGCCGCTCACTGATCAGGTACAAGTCAAGGCTCCGGAACCTGTCAGCTATGACATCAGTCTGACGTACTACATTGACCGTGGGGTGTCAGAATCTACGGTAAAAGACGCCGTTACGCAGGCAATCGCAGGGTATGAGCTGTGGCAGTCTGCGAAGATAGGGCGTGATATCAATCCGTCCAGGCTGATTGCAGATGTAATGTCTGTTCCTGGTGTTAAGCGAATCGTTGTAGCATCTCCAGTATATACTGAGTTAACCAATATACAGGTCGCACAGGCGGATAAAATAAGTGCAACATTGGGAGGTAGCGAAGATGAATGACGATGAATATAAAATTGCAGAACATCTCCCAGCATCCATTAACGCAGAACCTGTCATTACCTTGGCCAGCGCTGTCGATGCAGGATTGGCGAAAATTAACCCCGATTTGCTATTGATTTATCCCGCTATTGATACGCTGGGCGAGGATCTGATTGATTGTCTTGCGGTCCAGCTACATGTAGATGAATACGATGATACGGCGACATTGAGCGTAAAAAGGCAACAAGTGAAAGAATCGCTGCTACTACATCGGCTGAAATGTACGAAGTATGCGGTACAGAAAGCGGTATCCACAGCGTATCAATCAGCTAAAGTAGAAGAATGGCCCGCATATAGCGGAGATCCGTATCATTTTCGTATATCTGGAATTACCGCTCCCATCGAAGGCGGGGCTGTAGTAAATAAACTAGTACGAATCGTGAATGCGTACAAAAATACACGGTCATGGCTAGACTATATTGAATTTATAGAATCCACTACTACTACTACTAAGTCCGTGGCTTGCATCATGGATGATGAAAATTTGACGATTATAAGCAAAATAACTGATGAAATAATAATTAATACGAATATGCGCGCAGCGGTCGGGTTGATGGATGATGAGGAGGTATTTGTAAATGTCGAATTGGCAAGGATTTAAAAGAACAAAATTAGGGCAGAATTTACAAGCTAAAATCGATGCAGGGTTAACAAAATTTAAAATTACAAAGCTAGGAATTGGGGATGGCTCATACCAAGGAACTGTTGAAAATATGATTGCTCTCTCAAATAAAAAGCAAGATTTAAATGTTAGTAAAATAGAAGTTAGCGAAAACGTCATAAAAATTCAAACTACGATAACGAATACTGGGGTGACAGAAAAATATCAGATGACAGAAATTGGCATTTTTGCAACGGACCCAGAAATGGGTGAAATTCTATATGCTGTCATGACTGACCCTAATCCTGACACGATGCCGGCATATGGATCGGCAACAGTAGTAAAAAAAACTTGGACATTTAATTTAATAGTCGATAATACTGGCGACGTATCAGCCGTAATAGACAGCGCATCTTTAATTACTGTTGGTGACCTTGCTAACCATAACAACGACACTAACGCGCATACAGCCCTGGCAGCCACGATTGACGACACCATAGTACCTAAATCTGATACAAATACCATCCGGAATCTGCTCAATAATCTTGCTAATCGTATCAAAACCGCCACGGGGGCAAGCGGATGGAAAGAAGCACCAGCGGCGACCCTTGCAAGTCTGAGTACGATGTTTGCTAATTTGGCGACCGGAGCAGACGTCACATGGGACGGAAAAAAGTTTACAAATCATCGTCTGGGCATCACCGGGCTAATGGACCAAAATGGCTACATTTGCTTTGGCCCGAATGTCGGCGGCCAAATTATACAGTGGGGAATAGTCCGGCAACAGGCTAATGGTTCCTCAATATTTTTCCCCATCAAATTTTTGCAAAAGGCGTATATTGTAGATATCACAGATATTTCAGACGGAAATGATGATATAATTGGTTGCCATTCTGCGGGAGACATAACAAATACGAAATTTACTATAAAATGTGCACCTGTTAATACTGGCTCGATCTCGTCACTTTGGGCTTTGTGGTTTTGTATAGGGCAGTAGACAGTGGGGAGTTACTACATATAACAGTAATCCGAATGGTCAAGTAATCATACCAGCAATTTCTTTTAACTCTTTTTTTGCAGGGGTAGTTGTTGACCGCGGTATTAAGTGGAACACAGGGGGAACTTATGCCGGAGTTGACTGCGTTGAAGGTAACGTAATCTTTTGGCCGCAATACACCGGCAACCCACAAACAGTAAGCAAAAATGGCACAAATTACTACTGGCTGATACTGTGCGCGTAAACAGTGGGTAATTGATACGGGAGTAAAGAACACGGGAGAAGCGACACATATTGTTTTCCCAGTTGCATTTCAGAATGTTTTTTCGGTAGCAATATCAGTAGATACCCCAAATTGTGTTGCACAAACTACTAATGTGACAACTACGGGACTAGATTGGCGCTTGTATAGTACCGGTTATTCCTCAACAACAGTAAGAGGCATAGTTATTGGCAAATAGCAATCCATAAATTTGAGTCGCCACTCCCATGAATCCCGGTTACGTATGACGCATCTGTCCAGTAGAAGCCGTTATTTACAACGCTAACTATTCTTACGATATATGCAGCACTATCTCCCCCGCGTCTAGTCAGCGATACTGAAAGGCATTTAGATGCAGTAAGCGGGAATGGCTGGAACCACTGGTCTTGTTTATCACTAGTTCCAGAACACATTCCCCACTGTTTACGCGCACAGTATCAGCCAGTAGTAATTTGTGCCATTTTTGCTTACTGTTTGTGGG